TGCGTTACAGCGTCAAGAACATATCCAGTATATTCTTCAAGCTCTTCTTCAAGCCAGGCATCTGCTTGTTCTTGCGTGCAAGTATCACCCATTTTTACATTTTTGGTTCTGCCAAAAGCTATGGTAGGCACTCCTGCGCTACACAAATATGCCTCTAGCTCACACCCTTCAAACTTTTTAATTAATGATTTGCCTTCTTCTGATATGTGCATAATTTTACTCTCCCCACTTCTTAGTTTTTGTGCCGCCATAATATTCGACAGCAAGATTTTCTTCTTTAAGCAAATCAGCGATATTGCCCTTTTCACAAAATACATCACCTAATACCCTGCCATATTTATCTGTTCCATAAGATCTAATTGTAATATCACCAACAAGCCATTCTTTTAATTTTTGTTTTGCCAACAAACCCAGTTCTTTTTCTTTTGTTCTTTCTGGATATTTTTTTAAATTAATCCTAGATTCGGGTGTATCAATAGAATTTATGCGTACAGCTTTGTTATGCAATTGCACTGAAAAACCTAAATCTATTGTCTCCAAGCGAATGGTGTCACCATCTGTTACAGATCTTAGTTTACATTTGTAAACAAATGCCTCCGGTGATTTACTCATTTTTTTCTCCTGCTTTAGTAGTAACGGTTCTGTAATAGACTACTACATCTTTTAGTTCTGTGATATATCGCTTGATTTCTTGCATGTTGTAGGCCATAACTTCGTAATCTGGTACTGTCATAGCTAAAAATACCAGCTCACCCTCTTGTTTTTCTATTCTAGACAACTGATCTTCCCAATTATCTGGTGTTACCGCGATCCATTGGAGTTGTTTAAGATCAATCTCTCTAGGCATGATTGGCTGCACAATCTTTTTTTCTAAAGGTTTTGCAGTAACTTGTATTTGTTTAGTTGGAAGTAGGCTGCAACTGCAAGCCACTATCAAGATTATCAATAGTGCTACTGATTTGCTCGATGTTTTCCATGATATGTTTTGTACCATTATTTATTTTCCTTTCCATTTCTACTGGGTCAGCTAATATTTTAGACGCTAATTCATAATTTTGTATAAATTGTGTGTATCTGCTTAATTCTCTTTGCGCGGCCTGGCTTTTGGCCGTAAGATTTTGTAATTGTTGTGTTTGCAGCTCAAAGTCTGCTTGTATTGATTTAATTGCCTCTTCTTGCGTTGCTACTGCACCTTCTAAGACTGCATTATTAGTTTGTAGTATTTGATTTTGTGAATAAAAATAATATGTTGCAGCGCCTAAAATTAAAATTATTGCTAGTAAAAATTGTTGCATGTATAAATTTTAAGCTCTTTTTCTTTGCCTTTAACTTTTATTGGTTTTAATGACTTTAACACAAGTTTGCAATTTTTTGCAGTATTGTGTCCTATTAATATATCTACGCCTACTTCTTTGGTCGCAGACTCTAATCGTGCAGCTGTATTTACCGGATCTCCAATAGCAGAATAATCAAACCTTGTTTCAGATCCCATGTTACCTACCACTGCAAATCCAGTCTGTACTCCGACGCCCACTGCAACGGGAGTGGTAAAGGTTTTGTTTAACTCTGCTATACCCTCTTGTATGTCTATTGCAGCTTGTACTGCTTTGGTTTCGTGATTCTCAAGATCTAAAGGAGCACCAAAAATAAACATACCGGCATCCCCTATAAATTTATCCGTCATGCCTCCTAATTTTTGCACAGCTTTCACTTGCACAGATAAAGTTTTATTCATAATTTCTGTGACTTCTTCTGGTTCAAGTCGCTCGCTGAGGGAAGTGAATCCTCTTAAATCTGTAAAAAGGTAGGTACAGTATTTTTTTTCACCACCTAATTTAAGTTTGTCCGGTGATTTTTGCAAAATAGCAATTTGACGTTTATCGAGGTAATGTTCAAACTGTTTTTTGATTTGTTGGCGTAATTTGTACTGCTCTCTAAACCTTAAATAAAATGCTGTAGATCCTGCAATAAATTGTGATATTAATGACCAGGTTACATCAATTAATAATCCTTGTTGGATTAAATAATATCCAGCAAAAGTCGTAGCAAGCATTAATGTTGCACCCAATGTAATACCTAGGGTTATGCCAAAAGTCGTTAATACAAGCCAAATAAGGCTTACTGAAAGCAAAAATATGCCTGTTTCTGCTGCTAAGCTCCAGTCTGGGATATATGGTGAGTCAGTAATTAAAATACTTTCAGCTAATGCAGCTTGAATCTTGTGTGGCTCTAATAAGCCAGCTGGTGTTGCTACTTGTGGCATAATTCCTTTGGCTGTAACACCAACAAAAACAAACTTGCCTTCAACATCCATTTCTTGCAATGTTGTTTGTGGCGTATCTACCCAACTAATCCATTGTCTGCCGTACTTATCTAATTTTGTAGGGGGTATTCCCCTAACAGATATTTCTTCTATGCCGTTTTCTGTGCCTTTGATAATGTAGGTTTTTTGTTGTGCTAATGCTTTTAAAACTTCAGTGCCAAAAGATGCAACCCAACCATCAGGAGTTTGCATTAACAAAGGTATTTGTCTCACCAAGTTATCAACCTCAGTGGGGGCAGAAGCTACGCCTTGTGAAGCTGATGTTTGAAACATGGGTATGTTTTGCCTTACACCATTGGCTTTTATGCCTTGTATGTTATCTCCTAGAATCACTGTGCCTGTTGTTGGTGGATAGTCTTTGCTTTCATTGTTAAACATAGCCAATACGGTTGGAAAGGTCATACGCATAGACATAGCAAAGTCAGCATCTCCACCAAACCTATCTTTTTCTGTAAATGCTATAACCCATCCAACGCCTATTGCACCATTGCCATACAAACGCTTTTGTATCTCCGCTAATCTTTTTCTAGGAAAGGGATAGCCACCTTCAGCTATAACATCTTCTTCAGTGATATTTAGTATTGTAAAAAATCCTGTAGGGTCTTGCTTCGGTACAAGGTAATCAAATGTTTTGAGTTTTAAGGTTTGATATGGCGTGGTTTGATAAACCATAGGCAATGACAAACCAATTATAAGAGTTATGAATACAATAGTTTTCTTCATGAGCCTTGTACTATTTTTATCACTGAATCACCACCACCATTAATCTTAACAGTATTAGATACACCGTTTTGTATAAATATAACTGTGTACCCCTGACTAGAGTTTAGATCAACTTGTGCCGATTGTTCAACTTGTCTACGCAATGAGATAATTTCACCTTGAACCAAAGTGATAATTTGCGTTTCAGTATCTTGTCCGACTTTTGTACCAGTTACCCTTGTTATTGTTTGCTCTTGGTTTAGATCATCCTCATTAAGCTTGTCTAACTCGTCAATGATTTTTAATAAATCCTCAAAGAAATTTACATCAAGAAAGTTGATATCCAGTTCAGTGAACTCTAGCTCATCCTTTGCAAAGTAGTCAGCATCTAGACCATCAAACTCCAAAAAGTCCACATCCAAAACATTGTCAGAAGATATGGTGCTTTCTTCTTTTTGCAGTACATCTTCTTGTGGCGGTTTAACAATAAGCATATTGTCTATTAGGTCTAAAGTTAAATCTAAAATGACTGGCTTGCTTGGTGAGCTTTCAAACACTGTGGTCGTGGTTGCTTCATAAGGCTTATTCAACAATACAGTACCCATAGCAGTAGTAACCATAATTTCACCACTAGATATGCCGTCTGCATCAGGCAATAGAATTATTAAACTGCGACCTAACTCATCTACAGTAGCAGTAAAGTCTGTTCCACGAATGGCTATATTTGCAGTGGGGGTTTGTATGGTTATGTTTTCTTTGTCTATCCTGCCTAATTGCCCTGTGATAAAACGAGCAGTGCCACTTGCAAAGTTTAAGGCTAGTTTTGATTTAGTCGGATTAGGGTCAAAGATGTACTCATCTATGGTGAGTTGAGAGTGTTCTGTTAGCTTAACTGTTGAATCATCAAGAAACTTTATAGCTATACGACCATTTGTTGTTTCAACATTATCATTTTGCTGAATATTAAAATCTAATTCAGCTATATAAGGCTTATCTCTTAATACTTGTGCATTTCCTGTTAATTCTGAAACATCACCAATATTAACAACTTGTGCTTGTTCCGCCATCATTTTGAATGACGCAAACAGTACCACTGTTGCCATTTGAATTAATTTGTAACCAATCACTTGCTAATGTACTTTGTTGATCTATATTGAAAGTTCTAGAATTACCTGTGTGATCCAGATAGAAATATCCACCTGAATATCCATCTGCGTCAAAATTAATTGTGTTTGAATCTCCATCTACATCAACATAGTTTGTTGCTAAGTCATAGTCAATATCAAAATCAAAAACATTGCTATCACCCTGTATAATCCAATCTAAATCTAATGTACTAGCTAAATCATTGGTTGCAACATCTAAAGTAAAAGTATTACTGCTACCAGTAACATCTACATTAAAGTTACCACTGTCAGCACCATAAGTATTTGTAGGGTCAACTTGTATATTAAAAGTATTTCCATCGCCATCAAATTCAAAAAAACCTGTAAAAGTATCTGCGGTAATGTCACCAAGAAATTTATTGGTATCACCAATTTGATTTATATCTAAAGTCATTGTTGTGCCGTCTAAATCAAGGGCTGTCATAGTTCCTGAAATAGCATCAGAACCACCAATGATGTTAGATGAGCCTAGTTGTTCTATATCAAGATTAAATGTAGCACCAACTTGATCTATATAAACTTCATTGTCTGCGTATAAAAAACTAACCACGAATAGCATTAAGTATTTCTTCATCTAGTATCTTCCATAAATTTTGTTTTAATCCAATTTGTATAGTTTCTAATACTGCTGTTTCGATAGCATTTTGCAATGCAATATTTACAGATTCA